ATAAAAAGACCGCCCACAATTAAGTGAGCGATCTATAGGAGGACTACCGGCTATCACGGCAGGAAAATGCCCAAACCTGCGATGGATTCCACACCAGATTAGCTGTTACTGATCCGTCGGCTATCACCCCTGTAACTGATTGAGTCTCTTCTCCACCCACCGTGCCACATCTGCGCTGTACACCATCGTCACCTGTCCGTCAGACCACACGTTGTTGTTGCCGAGTAACAGCTTGACTTCTTGTGGCGTCAATTGGTAGGTGAGTGGCGTGGCGAGTGGATAAACAAGGTTTCCGCTAATTGTAGCGGCGTCGGTAGCAACATATATACGTCCGCTACCCCTTATCATCGTTCCTTCGACCATTTGCGATATGTATTTACCGCTCGCAAGCGTGAATCTGTCTGAAATCGTATCGGTGTTAGCCGTATCCGTTGCCATTCCGCTGACAGCTGCGTAATGACATTGTGAGCCGTCAGCCGTTGCCGTGCTTGTAGTTTGCCAATTCAGCGTCCCCAAATCCACCATCGCCCTATCCACAACCAACTCTCCACTCACAACATCGAGCGTACCACCGTATACTGTCTGTCCGAGGTCTGTGGTGTAGGTTGTGCCTTGGTATGGTTCGTAGGCGGTCATAACAGTTCCGAGTTCAATCATCATATCGGTTAGAGTTCCACCGCTTGCCTCGAACTTCACATATCTGACATTTTCCGACAATGTGATGTTTCCGTATCGCCTTGAACCGCTACCCGTCTGTATTAATGTCGATGCGATAAAGGTCTGATTTTCATCATATGTACGAAGCACCCCATAAGATGCGCCATTGAGTTCTGCACTTGCACATACCGTAACGGCTTTGTGCAGAGCGAACGGCGTTATGGCATTGAAAGAACCGTCAAACAAGTTTTTCCCTGTCCTATGCGTATCTACTTCCGTATGACCGCTGATAGGACGTGGATTTGAAGGTGATGGTGTACCACTACCGCTCTGTATCGGCTCAAGCGTCACTTTCAGCGATTCAACAGGAATTATGCTCTGTCCGTCTGGTATCGAGATTATGTCTCCCGAATCGGTGTCTTTCGGAAGAAGTGAAGATAAATCTTCATATGATACTTCGCCTGTTTTACCTTGAGGTATTCCGAGATTCAGTACAGGATTCTCCGCTGTGCCTTCGATCGTAGCCGTCGCGGATTCTGTAGGCTCAAGAGTCTCAACAGTACCGATAGAGAGATTCGGCGTTTCTCCTGTATCACCCTTGTCGCCTTTGTCGCCCTTTGCACCTGTATCGCCTCTCGGAATGCCAAGCGTCAGCACTCCGTCACTGTACGAAGCCGTTGCCTGTGAACCCTCTGCTAATGTCTCCGCAGTTGCCCTCATAGAGAGGATTTTACGCTTTGCCTCTTCTGCATCGATTGCGAATGTTTCTGCGTTCTGTGCCGAAATTTTGGCGTTCTGTGCGTATTCCGAAGCGTTACGCTCTGAATCCTGTGCGTCTGATGCGTAACCGCTTGCTCTTAATGCGGATGCCTCTGACGCCTGTGCTGATAGTGTTGCCTGTTCTGCCGAAGCCGAAGCCTCTGAAGCCGATGACTCTGAAGCGGTTGCTCCTGCCTCTGCTCGGTTAGCATCGTTTGCGACTTTAGCTACAAACTGTTCGTATTCGGATGGTGTAAGTGGCGTTGATGCATCACCGCATACAGGCACATCTTCATCAATAGTGAGTGCCTTTACAGAGTAAGTTGTGAGTCTGTCTACTATTTCTTCTTCAGTGTAAATAGAACCAACAAGGTTTACCCTTACATCGCCCTTATACATAAGTGCTTCAAATGGCACTACACATTCACCGACAGAATTAAGCACAGCATTTTTACACACATAAGAAGTTTTGAACACCGCCCTTACTTCGTCATAGCCACTCCAATTATCACCTAAATCGAATATAGCTTTTACATAGCTTATGGTGTCAGAAGCGTAATGATCTATACCGCCTGTCTTTATTAAGCCTTGTTCGTTTGCTGAAAATGTAATTATTCTCTGCTCCATTTTCGCCCCTCTAATCTGTTGTTTCTATATCCTTGCACTCGTTGTAAAGTTTGGTGATTTCACCATTACCGCCTAACGCTTTGTAGCCGGTGTATAAATTGTCGATGGTTTCCCATTCGGATGCAGGTCTTTCGTCTGCGTGTTTCCAATCGCAAAGAAGTGTGTATAGCCTGTCTGCGCCTAACGCCTTAAGCATCAATCTCTCTGGTGACACCTTTTGAGCATCATGCCTTTCAATAAGAAACTTGATAAACAGCAAGATGTTTCCACCGCCTAACACAGCTATAAGGATTCTTTCTACCATTAGACCGCCACCTTTCCTGTGTAACGGATAGCAATCTTGATCTGCCATCCCTCTTTTTTTGTCCACCAATCGATGCCAAGTTCACCACACTGCATCTGTGGCGTGTGACCTCTTGCACAATCGAAGAGTTTGCCATTGCCGATGTCTACGCCCATGTGCTGTGCCTCATTGCCATCGTAGTAAATGATAATGTCGCCCTGCTTCAGCTTGTCTGCAGGAATAGGCTTGCCACCATTGGAAACTACTGTGACCTGTGTAAGCCCTGTGCATTCCTTGACAAGTTCCACGGCTGTCTCGTGGTTGCTTCGAAGCAAACGATTCATCATGGAATCGTTGATGACTTCGGCATTGCATCTGCATGGGATTCCTGCTCCATGTCTCCAATGGGCAAAAGCTGTGTTGATGCAGTTCATGCCATCGTCTGCCTCTTCGTGGCATATAGGGCAGATTTGTGTCATCGGATCGTCAGTGAATACCCTGTACTTACCATTCTTACTCTTACATAGTTTCTCTGCCCATGCATTAGCCTTATCCCATATAGTTTTCGGCTTCGGTGTCGGCTTTGGAGTCGGTGTAGGGTCTGTCTGTGGTTTCAGATTGTGCTTCTTTGCGTACCAATCATTGAAGTTATTGATCCACCTCTGCAGTGACTTTGTGGATTTTTCGCCCCACCATCCGTCAACTTTAATGTTGAGCCACTTCTGTATGGCTTTGGATGTTTTCACGCCCCATGCTCCGTCACACGCTATTCTGATTCCGCTTCTGTCAGATGCTTTCTTCTGAAGAGCCTTGACAGTTTCTTTTCCGAGAATAGCGTCTATCTTTCCTTTGTAATATCCATCCCTGCGGAGTGCAAGCTGAAGACAGGCTATTGAGTTGTAACCGAATTGACCATCTATCTCAAGTTTCTTCAGAGTGGTGAACCCTGTAGGTGTATATCCGATTCTGAAGCATCCGCTGATGTAGTTTACAGTTCTTATCTTTGTGTCAACGATGCCACCGCTTGTATTGCCCTCAATCGTAGGTAGTTTGGTGTCGGATATTCTTCCTGTGGCAAAGCCTATGTGATCTGGCAAACCACCATCCCAATTAAAGGTAACTACATCCATCGGCATTGCTAAATAAATCGGTATGCTTGCGTAATGAGCAAACAGCCAAGTTTCGGCATTAGGTACATAAACTACGTTTTTACCGCCATAAAAAAGAGAGGAATCTTTCCCCCCATCGAAGACGTATCTGACAAACGCACAGCACCAAGGTGCGCCACTTGGCAAACCGCAGTATTTTCTAAATTTGCTACCGCCATCACCAAGGAAACTTGTGGCAAGAGCATAAAGCTGAATGTTATTCATTGCCATCCTGCACCTCGCTTTCTTCTTCCTCAATGAAAGAGTCTTCTGGTTCTTCTACGTTCTGCGGTACATAGTCGCTGAATGTTTTCATTTCCCTTGTGATCGTTGTGCCTGTTGCGCCCTCAACAGTGAAGTCATGGTTTTTCCAACCTGTATAAACAATCGCAAGGATCGCAACAGCTAATTTGATTGTGTCTTCAGCGTTGGTTGGGATAGGTGTTCCCATGCCATACCATATAACAAGTGCTTCACCTATCAGCATGAGTACGGATTTCATTCTTCTTTCTGTCATCGGTTTCTTCTCCTTAATTTGTCCATGCGTAGATTCTCGCGCTTGTAGCCATAGCGGTTTGACTTACAGTTGCAAGCCTCATAGTGCCTTGTGTTGCATCCGAAGCATATGCATCGACTACCCAATACTGATTTGAGGCAGAAGATGCAACCATTGTTGGTGTGGAACTAAACAAGCCACTTGGAAAATTCAGTGTCTTATCCATGTATCGGATTGGTGCTACCCATGCGTTCCATGATGCAGAAATGAAACTGTACGATGCCCACGCTTCTGTTCTGCCGTTTGACCATTTTCTGTAGTGCCAGATACCGCTGTTGCCCTCTTCAATAACGTATGGTGCGCTTCTGACAAATAAATTCAGCACCGCAGGTGTTATTACCCTTGGTGCTGTTTCTGTGCCGGTTTCTGCTTCTGTCAGTGTCATTTCTGTGGTGACACCAAGATCCGTAGCAGGTATCTTATTCGTTTCTGTTCCATCGTCTATAGCAAGATAAGTGCTGTCCGATGGTGTGCCGATAAAGTTATCAAGTTCGTGTATCTGCATGGCTCACTCCTAATGTAAATAGTATTCTGACTTTTCCAAGTTCCCTCTTTCATCAAGCATCACGGCTGAATGTGTAGGAATGGAACTTATAGCACCGGCAGAAAGTATCTGATGGTATT